TCGTGGGCGGTAGACCACGTGTCACCAAACCGCGCGATAATCACAGGGTTAGCCCTCTCTTTTGCGCTTCGCGAATGAGGCGGCGGTTCAAACTCTCTGCCAACTCATCCCCCACTTGACGTGGGGTGTAACCCGGTCCGAATGGGCCTTGGATTGTATTGTGTACGGTTATATTGATACCCCCGGCCCCTGCTAGCCCCCTTCTACCGAGTGGCACAACCGCCTCCGGCCCGCGCTCGCCTAACAGGGCTAGCGTGGGGCTTGTAACGATACCGCCTCGCGCCATCTCTGGAATTTTGATTGATTTCATAGAGCCTATTGTTGGGACACCGAGTTTTCGCGCCACGCTGTTGTAGGCGCTGATCAAAGAATTGATGACGCTGATGATGTAATTCACACCGTCTACGACTTTTTTGACGATGCTCGAAAATATACCACTGACAAAATCAGGTAGCCCCACAAATGGCGCTTCTAACGCCTCTTTCAACCCCGATATTTTCTCACTCACCCAATTAACCAGGGTACGCGCACCCTCTTTGATTTTATCCCATATAGCCTGGGCCGCCGCCTTCATATTCTCCCAGGCTCGCTTCCAATCCATCCTGATTATAGTGAGTCGGCCCCGGATGATGACGGCAAGCATATAGATGATGCGCTTCATTTTCTCTTTCTGTTCCTCAAATACCTTTGCCAGCCACGCGAACAATCCCCCGGCCTCGTTTACCTGTTCCATCCAATCTTCAAATGCAGGAATACCCTCGTCAATGAACCATCCAGCCACTTTCTCTACCGCTTCTGCTAGTTCTTCGGCCAGTAGATCAACAAATTTTTGAAATGCGGGTGATTCCATCAAATCAGCGAGCTTTTCCAGCGCTGGCGTTAGCGCCTCTGCGAGCGCCGACAGAATTTTGTCTTTAGCCTTGCCCCAGGCTGTGCTGATACGGTCGAGTGCGCTTCCAAAGCGACTGGTGGATTTTATAGCCCCACCCGTTGCCGCTTCCGCATCAGACATCGCGTCGATGGCGGCGTCAGCGGCATCTACAGCAGAGTCAGCGGCGGATTTCGTGCTATCGTAGATGCGGCCTTGCCTCTGGACAAACCCAGCCCCGACCTGGCCGAACGCCCCGAAAACGCCCTTGATCCTTTCTGCGGTTTCCTCTGCGGCTTTTGCGGCTTTGCCTAATGAGCTTCCGGCATTCTCTGCGGCGGACGATGTTCCCTCTAGGCCTTCATTGATACCACCCCCGCCGCCAATACTATCACTAGTACTCTCAACGGCTTCACGCATAGAGCCAAATAGGGCAGGGAGGCGTGTCAATAGCCCCACGAGCACAAAGATACCGCTCGTGAGGAGGACTCCAATACCCCTGGTGAGACCCGCCATCCCTCGTACAGCACCGGCGGCGGCTGGGCGCATTCTCTTGAGACCGCCCGCCATATTAGAAAGCGCTCTCCCTGCCCCAACCATCCTAGCGCCTACTGGCGTCTTGGCCAGGCTGGACAGGGCAGCCCTTGCGCTGCTGATTTTTCCCCGGATATTGGCGGCCCGTTGTCCTAGGGAGGTTACAGCACTGGCGTGGCGCTTGATTGCATTTGTGGCCCCCTGAATCCCGGAGGTATCCGCTTTTGAGTCAAGCGTGTATGAATCGCGCATATTAGCCATTGCGTTTTTCTTCTCTCGCCTCTTCTACATCGTTATCCACCGCAAAAAACTCCAGTAGTCGGACGTGTGGTACAGGGCTGCCGTACAAGTCCCCGAGAGACGCGGCCCCGCTCGCAACTAACTTCCATTGAGCGATGGCCTGTTTGGCCCGCGCCTCTAGTCGCCTTTCCTCGCGTGTTTTCCAAGCTGAGTCTTTAGTCTCTAGGTCGTAGATAATTGAGTTGCGGATTATTCGCCGGATGGTGTCTCGGTAGGGTTTCCGGCCCGCAATTCGGCTACCTCCCGGCGTTGCTCTTCCTCGAGTTCGGCGATGCGGTCAGTCAGGATTGCCGTATGCCCTGGCGGAATGGCCTTGATTCGATTTCGCGTTGCGCCCTTACCATCAATGCTCACCAGGCGGCCCTCTAGTCGCGCCATCTTGTGCCGCGTCGGGGTCATCACGATCTCAATATGCTCCAGATCGGCAAGGTCACCCTCCCCGACTTGCTCAAGAGAGCGCCCATCGGTCATCAAGCGCAAGTCCTTCTCGTCGATCAGTTCTTGTTCGTACCAGCCCAGACGCTGGCGTAATACGTAGTCAACCCCTTCGATTGTCTTGGTTTCGGTGTTCATCTTTCTCCTTTTCGTTGTGAGTTATATGCTGGATTCGTCGCTTTGAATCCACATGTTGAAATCTTTTCCGGTCACCGAGTCATACTGAGCCTTGCCGGTGAGCGAGAGTGTCTTTTTCTTGTTGCTGCCCGTGATGGGGGGCAGTTTGTTTGGGTCAAAGAACACGCTCGGTATCACGATGTGGCCCTCTGAGTTTCCCGCCCCGTCTAGACCGAGCTCGAACGCCATCGCTGTGCCCGCCCTGGCTGCATCGTAGAACGTGGTGGCGTAGTCTGTCCAGCTAATCTCGAACGTCACCGTAATTTCACGGTCGCCAGGCCAAATCTCTTGTCGGGTTTCATCCTCGGTGATTCCAAAGCCGTCGGTGTCCAAGTCATTGTTAATAGTGATCGTTGCCGATAAAATCTTGGCATAATCAGTGCCGCTCGTGATGGTGATTACATTGCTGGCCAGGCTCGGCGTGCCCCCGATGGTGATCGTGCCGTCGTAGAACATCAGCGGCCGGGCGATGCTGGCATATTTACTGCCCGGCGTGCTCACCATACTGGGGGAAGCGCCGCCGTTATAATCCCACGTCCCGCCGATCTTGGCCTCGTCTTTGGCCTCAAAGTTGAACGTGAATTTGGCTTGCTCTTTAGCGGCAAGACCGATCTGCAAGGTGCTCACGTAGGCACTCAGTATGTTCGTGCCCACGCCGCTGGTCGTGTTGGCAATTTGCTGGATTGAATAACCGAGATGGGCAATGCCGTCGTCGAATAGAAATGCGTGGACGTATGGACCGCCTCCGCTGGTGGCATTATCCCGCATCCAGTTCTTGATGAGTGTGGCGATGTACGAGGGCCACCAATAGGTGACCAGTTGGCCGCTTACCGACTTTGGGCCAAGTACGCGTTGGAAGAGCGACCGGCAAGCGCCGGTGGTACGAAGGTCGATTACCTCGCGCTCTGCTCCCACGTCTGCGGTTTCAATCGGTATCGCTTTGGCGGGCGTTACCCACGTACCAAAAGCGGCTTCCGCGCTGTACACAAAATGCTGACATCCTGCCATAGTCTAATCCTCCCCCTCAGCGTCAGGCTGAATTTCCTCAGTTTCCTCAAGCAACTCTTCAAACGCCCCCGGCTGATCCTTCAGGAGCGCGTTTGCTACCTGGTCTGGCAGCTCGAATACCTCGCCTTGCAACCGGCTTCCATAACCTGTGATGTGCCGCCCCTCTGGCGCAATCACCGTTAGCTTTTTGAATTTCATCGTGCCTCCCTCTCTGTGGAAACTTTGAAAGGCAACGATCCAAAGTTTTCCCACGAGTTAACCCGCTGATTTTCGTCCAGGCCGTAGATGCGCGGATCTGTGATGTCAAACTGGTATACGACCTCACTGCCCAGGGTCAAGTCACCCAACGAACGATGCTCGCACTTTTCTAACTCTTGTTTTGCCGCCTGGACGTAGCGCCGCACATTGTCGTAAGAGCGTACCCGCGCCTTGCGCTCATCATACTGGTCGAGCCAGTCGCCACCCGTTCGGGTGACCAACTCGTTGAAGGTCAACAGGCCCGTGTATACCTGCTGAAATACCCCTCCGCTCAACTCTGGCATAGTCGGGTCCTGTGTTTCCTCGGCGATGAAAACCTCACAGAATGGATAGAGATTTTGTGGGACCATATTGGGCGGCAATATGCCCCGCACAAACACGGCGATGTCGTCCAGATCGGCAACGTCCATCAGGGTATCAATAATGTAGTCTATTATTGCATCAATGATGTCGTCTGTACTGTAGCTCATTCCTAGCTCTCCCCAGCGACGTGCTCTCTTACCATCTCGCGGAATACATCCCTGTCCGTCTCGGTGACCTGGATCATCGGACGCGCCGGCGCTCTAGACGCGCCGAACTGGTGAATGTCGAACAGGCGGGCATTTCCTGCCCGCCGCCGGTTGTCAATGCGCAGTGACCTGGGGCCCGCGCGGTATTTGAACAATCGGCGCATCTTGCCACTCAACACTAGTAATGGTCGCCCAGGATAATGCCGCTGTTTCCATCTGGCATAGGCGGGCGATAGTGGGGCCCATCGGCGCGGCGTGCCCTTTCGTTCGAATTGCATCGGGATGTGCTCTCTCACCATATACTGCCCGAAGCGGTCAAAGACCGGCTCCAAGTTGTTCATTCGCTCGGCGATGTCCTTTAGGTGTACAATAGTCTTATCCACATCCGTGGTACGAATGATGACATCGGCCCCAAATAGCTTGGCGATGGTTACGCGCCCTTCACTACGGCCAAAGCTCGCCATCATTCATCCTGCCTTGTGAAAAAGTCATCCTGACGAACGTGGGGCACGATGTCAAAAACGGGATCAAGGTCGCTCTCCGGGTCTTCCCCTGGGAGTTGAACAGCCCCAGCCCGCAGGTCTTTGATGAATTCGCGGTACTCGGTGCACCAATACTCAGCGCGAGGGGGGAGATCGCCAACAAATGCTGCGTGCCACGTCATACAAGCCGCGCCGAATTCGTTGTAGGTTTTCATCAACTCAACCGCTTGCGAGTCCGTGACGGGAACTGTGTACCCGCTGGCCTGTGCTACGCCGTCCAGCCGCGCGGCGATGCGGGCAATGTTGCTCTCCACATCTGACTTGGACGGGCGGCCCTCGATGCTGAACTCCATTTGCATCAGCCGCTCAACGTCTGTAACTGTACAATATGACATCGCTCAATCCTCTGCAATGATGACGAAATACGCTTCCAGCACCTGGCCCCCGGCGGTGAATTTGATCTCAACCCTGTACTGGGTGCCCGCCGTGAGTGATTTGATGGTGGGGAGCGTGATCGTCGTTGTGGTGGTAGAGGATGATCCGCTAGTAACCGTCGTGGTTACGTCAGCGCCGTCTTCGTCATAGACCTTGACCGTAACCCCCGATGGACTGCTACCCCACTCGCTGATATCTATGGTGTAGACAATCTCTTCATCCTCACCCTGGTATTGCGGCCCTTCAATCACTTCACGCGGCTTGGTCATTTCTTCCCCGCTTTCAGATTGCCCTCATCCCGCTCTGGCATCGTGAGGGTGAAGCCACGCTGCCCCACCTGTAGCCCGAATGATCGCTCTGCCAACGTCAGCCCTACCCCTGTCATGGGGATTGTAAACGAGTCCCCGGCTTGGGCGGCGTCGCTCAGTATGAGGTATACGGTCCCTCCACCGATGGCGGTTGCCAGACCTTCGGCCTGGCCGGTTTCTTCCAATGCGAGGGCCACGGCAACCTCTAGCGATTCGCTTCCCTCCCCAGACTCGCTCAGAGATACCAACACCTCGGCGAGCGCGGTCGCATCCCCGCTTTGGGCCCCATCGCTAACGATGACAGTAAAGGACATTCCGGCGTCTTCCTGTCCCTGCGCGGCATCTGTCACCGTGACGGCAAATCGTGGCGTCACGCTTTCGGCCCCTTGCCCAGTGTCGCCGGTGGATATTGATACCGTAGCGGCCCACGCCTCGGAGGCTTGCCCGTTGTCGGAAATAGCAATGGAGGCGGTAAAAGTGCCAATATCGGCAACCGCTCGCCCGTCCTCTTCCGCCGTAAGCGCCGCCGCCAATGCCGATAGTGTTTCGTATGCTTCCCCGACATCGTTTGCCGCAATGAGTGCTGCAAGGGAGGTATCATCGAGGGCTTGCCACGCCTCTCCAACGATACTGAGCGTTGCGGCGATGCCCTGACTATCCTCTCCCTGGGCAGTGTCGCCCACAGAGGCGGAGGCTGTAAAAGCGCCCACTGCTTCCCCGCCTTGCCCGGTGTCAGAGAACACAAACACCACCAATACATCATTGCTACCCCGTGCAGTATCGCCGACCGATTGAAAGATCGCAGCCCCGCCTACGTCGTCACCCTGGCATGCATCAGCGCCAGTGTAACCTGTGCCCGTAAATGTGCCGATTGCGCCCTGGCCCTGCGCAAAGTCGCCCATGGCAATCTGCTGCATAGGAGATGATTCTGCGCCC